AAGCAGCTGCATGCACAACATAATCTACATCATTCATAGCAAGTGATAACCTAGTTCTATCTCTTACATCACCAATCGAAACAGTAATTGCTTTGAGGAGATCTGTCGTTGGAGACTCAGCAAGTTTATTTTTTCTCTTTGACTCAAGAACTTTTTCCATTCTCTTCTCATCTTTAGATGTTAGCAATCTAACAGTAATTTCTTGCTGCGATACAGGTAGTGTTGCTTTAAATGTCCCATCATCTGTTGGCGTAAACAAAGCATCATCACACTCTGCCTCGATGAACCACCTAGAATAGTTTTCTAAATCAATTTCGTGCTCACCTTCTGTTTCACATTCTGGGCATCTCACGCTTACACGATAGTCACTTCCGTACCCTGTAATTCTTGCTGCAATCATAATAGCAGATTTATCTGCAATCAATAGATCTTCAACTTTAATAGTTTGATCTACAAGAATACCTTGTGTAAACTTATCTAAAGCAAGTCCTTTTCTAAGAAGCGTAGGAGAAGATAGTATATCTTCATCTCTTGCTGTCATAAAACGAATCTCCACAACCTCTTGATTGTGGAGAGGGTGATCTTTTGGATAAAATTTGCCTCCGCTTGGCAACTCAACAAATTCGGTATTTGCAGTACGTCTTGCAACCTCTTGCGGTTGTGACGCCTGTGGCGTGGAGGGTTCTGCTTGAACCCTTGAAGAATTTCTACTCATATAACCTCACTTCCTTTAACTAAATTATAAACTAAAATATATATTTTTTTTTATTAAACTCCAGGTGCTCTGCCATCCCTATTTGCTACTGGGGTGTTAGAGAGTCCTGCCGCTCTTTGTAGATCCTGACTTGGTGTAACCTTTGTCTCCAGTTCTGCCCAGTCAAATCTAATTCCAACTTCTACGTTAACTAGTTCGTCAGACTCATAATCCAAGTCTCCAAAGTTAACAGACTTAATCCATGGATTGTACAAAGACCACGTCTCGATTGGTGCACCGTCTTCATCAATCATATGAATGTACATACGTCCACCAACTGCATCCACTGCTCTCTTCTTAGAGAAAGTCACAACATTACTTGCCTTCCCTCGTCCCTGTGGGTCATTCAAGAAGTTGTGCGGTGCGACGTATCCAGAGTTCTCAATCAATTGCAACATTGTGTGAGATGCGTCAGGGTCCACTGGATCCACCAACGTGATACTAATCTCTTCCCACTCCAATCTACCTGGATAGTAGAACTTGTAATTTATAAAACTATGTTCCGATTCCGTAACTGAAAAGTTTGGTTTTCCAGTTGTTTTTACTATCCACTGGGGAATGCCATTAAAGGATAGTAAAAATCTATATTTTCTTTTTGGCTCAATTGCTGCATCTGACCAAAATTTCTGAGTTGCCATATAAAAAATCCTCCTAACACTAGTAAGTAGTGTCTAGTTTGTTTTAATCTTCGAATGATGCTCCGGTATTCGTAATAACAAAATCAATTGCGATAAATTCAATTGCTCTTGCTGGTTTTAAGAAAATCTTAGCATACATAATATTTCTATCAATGAGATCTGCCGTGGTTGTGGTGTCATCTAGAATAACTCTAAATTCTGAAAGACCAAATCTTGACTTAACACTATCCAAGAATGGTTCAACCTGCCCACGGAACCTATCCCAAGTTGCTTGCACATTCTGATCGAATAACAATCTAGCAGCGATTCTAGAGATCTCTTTCTTAACGAAGATCATTAAGCGGCGGACGTTAATTCTATCAAGTGCAGACGGTGTTATTTGCAATGTCTTTTGTCCAAAGACCACAATACCCTCTGCAGGAAACTGTGCAATTGGGTTGATGTTTGCTTCATATAGTTCATCGCGCTCCTTGGAAGAAACTCTCTGTGAAACTGAAACAACGGGCAATCCTGCTGCTCCATCTGACAACCCACCCCTGGTAAACCCTGCTGGTGCAAACCAAAGTTCTGACTCTCGCTCTGTACTGGCAAAGGTTCCGAGTGCTGCTACTGATGGCGGCACCCAAACTCTTGCATCACTAATTTGATCGACAATCTTAACCCAAGGGTAGAAACAACAAGCATAACTCGAATTTAATCCTCTTGCTTCTAATGTTGAAACTGCATTTGTCACCTTAGAGTTTTGGATTCTCGTTTTAAAATCATCCGTGTTCTCTGTGGCAGGAATATAACCGCCGTTCGCAATATCGATTATTGCCAGTGCATCTGCTCTATCTTCACAAACCCTAATCGCCTGATTAGTAACTCTGCTATTTGTAATACCTGGTAGCGCCAATGCATTCATCTCTACTTCTTCTGGGTCCGAAACAGCGTCGATTGCTCTCTTAAGAGATGCAATTTCATAACTTGTTGTTTCATCACCAGACATCTTTGTGTTTCTAAATGGTTCAGATTCCGTTACATCAAGACCATCAAACCCACCAAATAGAGGTATAGTAAATTTAACAAATCCTGACCTAACAAGTTCCTTATAACCTTGGCGACCTGCTGTATGAGAAACACCTGCTCTTCTAGAACCAGATGCGTAAACTGCGCTACCGATGTCTCCGGCGGCCAAGTGTGGTTGTGACTTACCAAGTCCCACAGATACTGAACCTGTCTTGCTTACTGCAATAAGATCGTCACAAGTAAAGTAAAAAGAAACTTCTGACTTATTTGCAACAGGGTTTGAATCCTGATCTGACACGTACGTGTTGCCCAATCTTCTCACAACATCAATATAAGAAGGATCAAACCTTGTATCCGTTGGTGTTCGATATGTTGAAACACCAAAGAATGAGTCTTTTGCGTTAGAAAGTCCTTCTGCTGACGCCGTTAATCGAAGTGGCAACGTTGGGTATAAGAAGGACGCTGTTGCTTGCTGTGGCAACCCTAAAATAAGTCCCTTATTTACTGTTCCTACTGGTTTGTACGCCTTGCTGTTATTTGTGGCATAAATCAAAGGATCGGTAATTGGGTGCACGTCTGTTGAGATTCTTGCTGCTCGACCCGATGGTACCCGTGCAAGATTCTTCCCCGTGATCGCCTTATAGGAAGCATACCTAATTGGTCCATAGAAACCAAAAGGAAGAAATTGAGGATCTGTTATACCCTGATCAACATCTTGGTCCATCTTGACTCTGATAAATCTTGACTGATTTGCGTTGTTGCCATAAATTCTGTATCTTCTATCTGCTTCATCCCATTCTCTGTACTGGTCACCAATCTTGAATCCAATGTAGTTATTGGCATTTGGATTCAAACTACACTGCGAGAACCTCTCTAGGACTGATGGTCTAGCATCATTGTCTTTAACATCTCTGACCAGTACGGTAAACGTTCCGTAAGGGTTAATGTCTGTTCCTGCTTTTACGTCTGTAATTGAAATTTTAATTGAAGAAGCAAGCGTGCCTCCATCAGAAATGCCTACAAACTTAAAGAGTTTCTGCATATCTTTAGGTTCAAAACCATCGCCAGATGAATTTATATCTTGTGAAAAGACCCAACCTGTAACAGAATCCCTTGCTGGTTCACGGTGATCATACTGAGGTACTGATTCTTTTAGCAGCGGTACAACTGCTGCACAGAGAGATTCATGTGCGCCCAGGGCACCCTTATGCAGTACGTTTGTAGCACCACCCTCTGTCTCAAGTCCATGATTATCTCTTACGAATCTATCAAAAGTTTCTCCCAACCAATACTTTTTAGCGGTCCCTGATGTGACATCTCCGTTAGTAAGAATTGGGTTGGTGTTAAAAACTTTTCTAATGTATTTATCTGAATCTCTGTCAAAGTTAAACACAACTCTTGAAGGTGTTGCCGTTCCTTTGTCGTAGAGATGGGCAGTAAATTCCATCGTGGAAGTGTCTGTACTTTCAATTAGGATGTGACTACCTGTTGTTGCAATTCTTTGTCCCTGAACGTCCTCGCCGCCAGCGCCGACCAAGGAACCTGACACGGTGGGAACCAAAGCATCTGCATCGTTGGACAATCTTCCCAAGTTTCCTGAAAGGTTAATAGCACCTTGCTGAAAGTACCAAATTGCTGCCAGCGTACCTGTTATTGAGGTCTTTGTTCTTGCTGTGTTGGAATTTGAAGCACCTCCTGCTTTCCACCCGTCTCTTCTGTCAACACCACCGGTTGAAAAAAGATAAAGTCCGTAAGCGGAAGATTTCGTATTATCAGTCGGATCTGATCCGTCTGGATCACTACCATCAAGAGTCCACCCTGCCTCGCCACCTGCTACTGCATTTGGGTCCTGAACGCCCATAAGACGAACAACATTTACTGGTCCACTATTTCTAAGAAATGCTTGTGCAGCATAAGCAGCATACGTTGGTGCGGTGTAGTTTCCCTCTCTCCAGACATCCCCCCCTCTGCCTCCTGGGATAGGTTCTCCGAAAACATCAATGAACTGTGCCATTGAATCTACGGTTAGGGGAATCATACCTGGACCTTTTTCTAATCTACCTACGATTGTTGGTCCCACGGCATTGGGCGTTTTAGGCAACTGCGAATTGTCAATCTCATTGAGAAAAACACCCGGTGATACAAATTTAAACTTCTTTACAGACATACTGGAAATCTCCTTATAACTTAAGTTAAGAATAACATTATTTTACTCTCTATTAAATAGTATTTTCAAATTCCAAAAGTTGAGAAAAGAAATAAGAAAAGGAATGGGGGGCATTTGCCCCCCTTTAGGAAGGATTATTAACCTACAGGCGCTGTGCCTGATAGGTACTGTACCACAAGAACATCATCGGAATCCATTGCTAGATTCTCCGATAAGAAGATCTCTGTTCCTGGTTGCAGGGTAGATCCTGTGGTTACGAACTGAGCGCGTGCACCAGATCTATCTGGTTCCCCATCTCTCTTATTGCTGTGATTCCCGAAGGCACTCGTATAAGACTCAATAGGTGCAGGTTGGTTAGAAGGACTAAAGTATTGTGACGCTCTAGTCGTTGAGATCATACCATTGTTGTTGTTGTGTACAAACGTACCCGCACCAATCTGAATATCTCCCTCAATTGTTCCTGCTTTATAAGCAATTTCAATAGAGGCAGTTCCGTTGATGCTAGCAGTTGCATTGTACGACACCGTTGCAAGATCTGCTTGAGTATTAAGTGCTGTATTCATTGCCGTAGCAAGATTAGACACAACATCACGCCAATCTGTCACGCCAGAAACCGCTTCAACTGCAATATCATACCTACCTTGACCATTAGAAAGTTTCGTTTCTGTGGCGAAGTTAAGATTAATACTTGCACTGACCGGTAACGGAGAAGGGTTCGCTGCTTCATTAAAATAGAAGACATAGAACTCACTTCCT